TGCCCACTTCGCCGTAGCTGGTTGCTCTGATCATGCGGTCCATGTTCAACCCCAGTCTTTTTTGTTACCAAACCGTTCGTTGTAGTTGTAGCCTGCGGTGTAGGCAGTGATCTCCTCAGCAGTCATCTCCCCCAAGGTCACCATCTCCGATGAGTAGGTGTCACCCTGAAAGTAGTGCGGATGATAGCCACGATTGTAGTAACTGTCAGCGGCACCGCGATCAAAGGGACCGCCATGGCGTTGGTCGTAGAGATTGCCTTCAAACTCTTGAGGCTTGCTAGTATAGTCAATCAGCATCATTATGCTACCTTTCGAAAATAACCGTAGGGCAAGCCCACGCAATAACAGAAATATTCGTAGTCGCCTGTGGCGCCTTCGGCGTCCATGAGCCAGGCAATCACACGCTCGCGGTTGGTACCAGGGTGAATGAGATTGGCCACACGGTCTTCAAACCGCACGATAGCCTCAGCTTCAGCCGCACGGCGAGCAATCTCTTCGCGCTGGATGGCTTGACCCAGCACTTTGAACTCAGCGTCAAAGTCCTCAAGGGTCCAAGTGGAAGTATCCATACCACGGGGGCGAACGCCATAGGCATCCTTGTACATGTCCCAATACATGCATTGAGCTTGCTCTAGTTGAGACATTTCTTCCCAAGATTTGAACTGTTCCATTTGTGGCTCCTTGTTTCTTACTATGCTTCTATTATAGCAAAACGGCAATTATTGGTCAACCAATTTCACACGAACGTCAGTGTTCAGCTCAGGCTGATACTCGCGAATCAGCTCGCGCTCCAACTTGTGAGCAACATCTTTGCCACGCACAATTTCAACGATGGCATAGTTCACAGCACCCTCACCGGCTGCACGAATGGCTTCGTACAGACGCCAGCTCTTGTCTTCGGTGCGAGCACGATAGATGTGCTTGTTGATACGCGAGCGCAGGCTCATGTTGATGGTGCGCTGAGTCTTGGCAGTGATACCGATGTACGACTCCAGACCAATCTGGATGCAGTAAACGATGTGCAATCGATCCGAACGCTTTTTTCTTAACATGCCCATATTATAGCATTTTGGCAAAATTGGGTCAACCTCAAAATTGTTGTAAAAAAGCCACTGATTTTGCACTATTTTTCCAGGGTTTTCTGTGGTTTATAAGTAACAGCATGGTTGACCTATATCACAGTATCTATGACGGCGAAGTTTTCAAAGCCAGCGATTGTATTTGGCAGGAAAATACCTTTGTAGATTTTATAAGAAGTCAGCTGAAGTTGTTGGGATATCACAGTGTGTCATACAACAACAAGGTTTGGCGTCGCGGCCAACGCACTGTGGTCGTCTGCGTGGTAGATGACTATGCCACTTGTCGTTCTGATCACAGCGTCAGCATGCCCTATGCATTCGATGCCAACACAGTGGTGATCACTGACAACTGGGTAGGTGTGCCCACACAGTACAAGGTGTGTCAACTGCCTCACAGTTTTTTTGGTATCTACAGTCACCAACCTCAACTCAACAAATGGCAGCCTGATCGGCGTTTCAACTTCAGTGTAAATCGAATCGACACCAAACGCATGTTGTTGATGTTGGAAATATGGCACCGCTGCCGCCTGATGCCGCAGGCCGATCAACTGGATTATGTGAACTTTAACTGCTGGTCATGGAGTGGCGACAATGCCACCAAGTCAGAGCTGGAAAGAAACTTTGAACTGCAATGGCAGGCCTTGGAATCGCAATATCAAGAACTGTATAAACCCTGCTATGACGAACTGCGACCGCGAATGCCCTGGCGCAATCACAACCTGGATCACGAACAACAGCATGTCAGTGCCTGGATCAATGTAGTGGCTGAAACCTACAGCTCAGACACCACAGTGGCACTGAGTGAAAAACTGTTTAGGGCTCTGTGTTTGCCTGTGCCCTGGATTGTGTATTCTGGCAAACACACTGTGGCCTATCTGGCCAGCTTGGGATTTGATGTGTTGGCAGATGTAGTTTCGCATGACTACGACAGTCTGATAGAAAATCGCACAGCAGCCTACGGTGACAAATTGGTAGATTTTGTATACGCAGGCGCTGAGGCAGTGACTCGCATGCAGCAGCAAGATTTTGACACAGTTCGCAGTCGCTGTGAAGCAGCAGCTCAACACAACCAACAACTCTTGGCTACCATGCGTGCTCGTTGGCCCAGTGACTTGGCTGCTTGGTTGCCGGGCTTGATTCAACAGATTCAATAATGTGTGGTATACTTTTTGTAAAGTCACAGCAGCCTCTTGACCTTGCTGTGCATCTACAGGCTTTGACCAAAATTCAAAGCCGAGGACCAGATCACACTGTGTATGATCACCGTGGCACGGTATTTGTGGCTCACACAGTGCTACACATCACTGGTCAAGATCAATTCTATCGTGTGCCACATCCAGACTTTGTGGCCTACAACGGTGAGATCTACAACTACCGTTGGTTTGGCAACTACAGCACAGACACTGAACTGATCTATCGCACTGTGCGAGATCAGAACTTCCGCAAGTTTCCTTACTTTGAAGGACCTTGGGCCTGGGTTTACACTGACTTTGATTCAGTGCACTATGCCACTGATCCTCAAGGTGAACGTTGTCTTTATCGCTACCAAGACCAAAATATCTTGATAGTCAGCAGCGAAGTGTCGGCCATACTGTGCTATGTCAATGCCAAGATTGCAATCAACCCACACAGTGAGAAACATTGGCCCACAGTGTCAACCACACCGTACCAAGGCATTTCGCGCTGTGAACCAGGTCGGTTGTATGATTTTTCTGGTGCTGTAAGCACCATCGACAGCATCTTTGATTGGAGCCAAGAACCACAACAAGTCAGTGATCAAGATGCACAGCAGGAATTTGATCACATCTGGGACCGTGTGATTGCAGAAATGCAACCACAGCGACCAGTGGGCATCACTGTCAGTGGAGGTGTGGACAGTGGGTTGATTCTGGCAAGCATGCCTCGGGCTGATGCTTTTTACACTGTGGATTGCGAGGGCAAAGACACTGTGAGTACCAGGGCCGCAGAGTTTCTCACTCCTGACCAACGTCAACGTCATTGTGTACTGACCATGACTGCTGAGTCTTGGGCACAAAACATGATTGAGTGCATGCAACACAGCGCCATGCCCGTGCAGAGTTGGAGCTTTGTGGGACAATGGAACATAGCCAAACACTGTGAGCAGCCTGTGCTGTTCACAGGCGTAGGTGCTGACGAACTGTTTGGTGGTTATCCTGTGTATCAAACTCTGCACTTTGATACCAATACCTCAGTGAGTCCCTACAGTGTGCATGATCCTGACTCTGACAGTGCACAATTATGGCAGCGTTGCCTCGACAGCAGCCACGGCCACGCAGGCCGAGCCACACTGCTGATGGACTATGTAATTCAAGTCAGTGCAGTGGATGCTCGCGGAGTAGACTCAATGACTCAAGCGCATGGAGTAGAACCCAGATCGCCTTTCATGCATCCCAAAATCATAAAGTTTGCACTCAACTTGCCATGGCATCTGCGACTGGGCAAGCCACTGTTGCGATCGAGATTTCTACGTCATTGGAGCTCAGAATTGTTGTTGCCCAAACAAGGCTTTGCTGGGCATTGCAATGACAGTTTGCCCTGGTTGGACATTGCAGTCAGCGCTGATAACAACCGTGCTCAGCAGTGGCAACAGATTCAACAGGCTAGTTTTCAAAGATACTGTGGTACAGGTTCCAGTCAATGACTTGATCAAACCATTCAGGACAGATCACAGTGTTGGGATGACGTCGAGCATACTGCTGAAACGCCTGCACACAATCTGACTCGCTGGGTGTCACACTACGAGTGCGATTGCTGTTGAACTCATACCAATAGATGCCATAAGGAGCTGTTGGGTCTGTGAGCCTAAAACTGAACAACTGTCCTGGATTGGCACCACACAATGCAGCGAATCGATCAAAATCATTCACTGGCTCAAGATCAGCATAGAGATGTGCCCGGTCACGGTGAGTGCTGATAAAAGCCGGCACAGTTTGTATCTGAGGCAGGCGTTCCAGGCACCGCAATCTGCTGTCACCAGTACCGGCCAAATAAGTACCATCGCCTTGATCCAAAATCATCCAAGGTTTCACAATGCCCTGCTGACGTATGTCGTGTATCCAAATATTGAGTTTGACCAAATTGGCAATGTCATAGTGGTTGCGAGCGTCGGCCACAAAGCCATCTATGCCATCGTGGTCAAGCCATTGCATGGCCCAGGCACAGAGATCCATTAGTTTTTGGTTGGTTTTGAGATGGTCAAATCGAGCTCGAGGATTCCAAAACAAACAATGTCGTCCATTGTGTTGACTCATGATCACAGGATCCAGTGCTGCATTGGGCCAGTGAAATTCCACAAGAGGATTATTCCAATACATAGATCTACTTAGTAAATAGGGCGTGGACTATACATCTTTGTTTGCCAACACTCTAACCAGCCAGGGGTTTGATCTTCATGCAGTTTACAACTGCTTTGATCCTCCATACCGTCCAGACACCGGTTGGCCTCTAAAGTTGCCCAATATTGAATTCAAAAACAACACACTGCTATTGTTGCATTTTCAAGATTTTATAACACCATGTCAGGGTCGCATACTTGAACTAGAACAAGTAGAACGCCACTATGGTGCCAATGCCGATCGTGTGCTGGTCACTTACTGGAGCCATAATTTACAAAAGTACTATCAAGGACCAGTAAATCTCATTGAATTCAGCAATCATAACATGGCCACTGTGACCACTATTCGAGCTCGTGAGTCACAATGGACCAATAGAATAAATGCAAAAACTTCAGCATGGCAATGTCTCAATGGCCGCATGTGCTTGCATCGTCGACGTGCTGTGGACATCTTGCAACATTGGCCCAATGGTGTGCTGAGTTATGGCAACGATATTCCACTTGATGCTTGGGCATACGACACTTATCGTGGAACAGAAAATGAAGATAACTTCATGAGACTGCTGCCAGTATATGCAAAATGTCAAGTGAACATTGTTACCGAAACACAGTATGATGAACCACCAGGCATTGTGAGTGAAAAAACATTGATGGCAATGATTGCACAACAGGTTCCTATTGTGATTGGTCATCAAGGTATTGTGCAAGATTGTAGAGAACTTGGGTTTGACATGTTTGATGACCTAGTTGACACCAGCTATGATAGCATGCCCAATGACATTCGAGTTGAACAGGCCATACTAAAAAATCAAGATCTCATACTGGGAAAAATCAACCTTGCGCCATACCAAGAGCGACTGCAAAAACAAAGAAGTTTTTTGCTTGATGAATTTGTAACTGGCACCCAACAACGATACATTCGAGACGTTGAGCAGTTGGCTAAAAAACTAAGTGCGATTTAAAAACTTCAACCACTTTTCCAGATCGCCGTACATGGCCAACATCATGGCCTGTTTGCTGCCAAACACACAGAGCTGTGGTTTTTTGCCTAGCTTGATAAAGTAAGGGCAATCAAGTTTTCGATTCAATGTGATCAAGTGCAGACCAGGCACAGCTGGAGGGATAGCAAAACAATGTGTTTCAAATTCACCAACTGTGGTCAACACATCGAATCCTGCTTGTGTCAAACGCATGCCACCTTGTGGTCTAAAATCCATCCACCAACTGTGGCAGGCGTGGTCAAAGTCAATGCAATTTTCAGGAGGCAGCAGTTCTAGAACACGTTGAGTGATTTGTGATTTATTGAGCATGAGGGTACACTTGTGCCCCTTGAGTCAACAATACCACTGTGAATCGGTCTGTCTTGAACTGTGAATTTAATTTCTTGGCCAAATTTTTGGCATGGCCTGGGTTGGAGAAGCTGACTTTTTTGTACTTGGGTCCTGGATACTGGGTCAGCATGTTGGACGTTTTGAGATTGATAGGTTTGGAGTCGTAGAACACTGCCCATACACCTTCTGAGGCCAACACTTGCTCAGTTTTGTATGTTTGCTTGTCAGTGTGCTCAATCAGCACTTTTGGCTTGGGTCTGGACATCTATAAACTCCGTGTTTATTTATCCCAAAAACTATGTAGTTTTGAAACTGCCCCCTGCCAATTGTACCTCGACCACCTGTGACTGTGAGTCAGGCATAGATCTCAATTGCTCCAAGGTTATCAATAGTTTGGTAATGTCGCTGTGCAAATCCTTGGCTTCGCGCAGGGTCAATATCACATCGCGACTGCCGCGACTTTCCGCAGCCTTGATTGAATCAATGAATCGATGTATGTGTAGACTCATGAGAATTTGTTAAACGAACTAGATTTTTTTAAAAATGGTTTGAGATCAGGCGGTGTCCAGCCCACTGGCTTCAATACCTTGCCATCCTCACGCTTGCGAACCTTGCCAGTGTCCTTGTCAATTTTGGCAAAGTTGGTGCGCATGACTTCTTTCCAAGCACCCTCGGCATCTGCGCCCATGGAGTGGATGGCTCCAATGGTGACCACAAGAATGTCAATCAACGCATCCAGTGCCTGTTCGTCATCCTCGGCTTCTTGTAATTCGGTAAATTCTTCTTGGATGAGATTGCAATACATATCCCATTGTGCTTGATTGCCTGTGACACTTTGATCACAGGCTCGCATGAATTTTTCTTGATCACGAAACGGATTGGCCACGTGCTTGCTCCTCAGTATAAAATGGTCCTTGATAGGAATAACGTTCCAGCACAATCAGTTTGGGATTGTGCACAACTTTCCATGCTCGATGTTGTTTGACACAGTACCAACCAGCTGCAAACCACGATTTGGATTTGGCAGTTTTGGTAAACAGTGGCAGTTTCATCTGCACATTCCACATGCCGTTGTGTGTGCGACAGCCTGTGGAATATCCGTGTACTTGGTTGGGTCGGGGACGACTGACTTTCTCAGCTGGTTCAAATTCAATGTTGGTGTTGCGACGAACCATGGGTATGGTTTTGTAGCTAGACACCTGATTTTGAATTTTTACCACATATCCATCTGCACTGGCCTGTATGTTGCCAATTTTTTGATCGTCTTGTTTGAGAATCCAGTATTGATTGTCAATCACTGGTTTTGCTACAATCATTTTAACACTCCTTGATATGTTTGATTCAGCCAGCGACCCACTGTTTCGGCTTGGTCGCTGAGTTTGGTAAGTTCGTACTTGCCACAGAATTTGAGGAAGTGTGCGCCTACCATGCCTGTGTCTTTGCTGCTGATTTGTTCGCGGATCACAGCGTCCACTGTGTCTTTGACAGCCTGTGGCTGTGCAGTGAGATCAATCAGCGAGCAGTTGCGTTCGTAATCTTCTAGTACCTTGTGTTCCACACTGTCAGGATCAACCCAGCGTTGTAGCATGAGATTGTTCCAAGCATAGCCTTTTTTGTCGCGGTCCTCAAAGGCTTCGGTTAGGCCAACTTGATTTTTGGTACCTTTTACACGCACTCCTGGGTAGGCCGAAAACACATTGTCGCCAGGATCGCCACGCATGCATTTCAAAAACAGCACCCACTTCTGATAGTCAGACGGAGTCACAAAGTTTTTGTCGGCCTTGCCAACTTTGATTTTGGAATTGCTTTCGATCGAAAAACTCAATTGGTTGCCTTTGGCATCGGTTACACCATCAACACTGAACAGGTGATCGTTTATGCCATTGTACAGTTGCACGTTGGGCGCAACCAATTGCACAAAGTCTGAGTCACTGCTGACAATGATATGTTCATCTTGGGGGTGTAGTGCGATCCAGCGGGCTATGACATCGTCCGCTTCGGCTGTGGCGCAACGGATCACACTGCAATTTGTTCGTTGTGACAAGTATTTAGTCAACTCATCATAGGTTTCCCAAAACAGTTTGTCCTCTTCGGCTTCTTGTTCACTCATTGCACCACGAGCCACAGCACGATTGGCCTTGTAGGGCTTGTAGAGATCTTTGCGCCAGCTGCGACCTTCCAGTGCAAACACCACGTGATCCACACCAAAGCGTCGAGCCACTTTGTTGGCACTCATCATGGTAAGATGCAGAGCAAAGCCCAATTTGGTCCAGGTATCGCTGGCTCGGTGCGCCGAATGCCGAGCGCGAAAAAACATGTTGGCAGTGTCAATCAGCAGATATTTCATGTGCAGAGGCTAGAATTTGGTTACGATTGATGTATTGTAACACATAATCAGCCCAAAGTCTATGACTTGCGGCATCAAAATGGTAGCTGCTGGCATTGGCGTAGTGTCCTCCATTTTTCACTAACCAATTGTGGTAACTTTGGTCTCGATCGTACGGATACATATAACAATTTTGCCAATCCTGCTGCTGATCTGGACCAATATCACTGAAGGTGCTGTGGCCGCTGAAAAAAAGGTGCTGAACTTTCTGGGCAACCAATTCTTGGTGCAGTTGCCAAATTTCTTGGTGTGCTGCACTAGTACATCGAGTCCAGTCTACGTCAATGATGTACTGTCTATAGCGGTGTTGTAGCTCGCCGGGCAACCAATCTGTGCCAGACGCATTGACCTGATACCATGTGTTTTTGTGCAGCCATTCTTCACGTTCCCATGTGGTCCACTGCAATATCATCACAGTTTGATCTAACCGATCACGATTTTGATCAATCCAGGCTCGGGTAGTACGTAGAATTCTGGCATTGCTGCCCCCTGACTCTGCGTCACACGCCAATTCAGCTCCCAGTGCACGAGCAACCAGAGTGCACCAGCTGGCGGCCAGGTTCGCCGGATGTGGTCTGCGGTCTATACCATGTCGGCCATTGTCCACAGCAAAGCAATCAGAAACCACTGCTTCGGCAGCAGCGGTGTGACTGCAACCATTGGCGTAAACAATCATTTTTGCAGCAGCACTTTTTCAGTTTCGGCAGCTACCACACGCTTGCGAAGACTGCTGGATGAGAATGAGTGATCTCGGCCGTTGAAAACAATTTCAATATTGCGCATGTAACATTCTTCGCGACCAGAAAAATCTTTGTCTTGATACTCAACACCTAGAATTCTAACGTCCACTGGAAGGATTAACAGAAGGTCAACAAGATCTTGTTCTGTCTGATACACAACAACCTCGTCAACATAACGGCATGCGGCCAACTGTATCTGTCGCTCGACAATACTTTGTACAGGGCGATTTTTAGTGTCAGGCCTATCAATAGTTGGGTCTGTTTGCAGTCCGCAGATCAGGTAGTCACAGTGATTCTTGGCCTCAGACAGCATGGCAATGTGCCCCGCATGAAGCATGTCAAAGGTTGAGAAAGTGATGCCAATTTTCTTACCTTCGGCTTTGAGTTGTTTGATGTGATTGAATATCATGATATTTCAGTCCTGCCGTCGCCTATGTCACGACTTTGCACATAGATGCCAGACTTTTTGATAGCCTGTTCCTGCTCCCATGTTT